AAGTTCGTCGCCTCATACGCGGCCCAGGCAGGCGACACGCTGGCCTCCGTTGCCGCAGCCCTCACAGCCCTGCTTGCCGCCAACATGGCCGCCAGCGCGGCCGGCGCGGTCATTACGGTGCCTGCGACGATGTCCGGCAGGATTGTCGCGCGTGGCGCCGCGCCGGGAACGACGGTTCGCGAGTTGATGCGGACCGAACAGCGTTTCTTGATCTCGATTTGGGCTCCCAACAACGCCTGTCGTGTCGCGACGGCGCGGGTTGTCCTTCCGGCGCTGGCGGCAACCGACTTCTTGCCTTTGCCGGACGGCTTCACCGCCGAACTGAAATACGAAAACTCGTCCGACATCGACCGCTCGGGCAAACAAAATGTGGTGTGCCGCGATCTCTACTATTGGGCCGAGTACCCCACGACGCAGAGCGCGATTGCTTATCCGATGACGACGTTCTCTGGCGGCATTGAGGGCGATCCGCCGACCACGGTCATCAAGCCGCTACCCTTGGCCGGTTTCACGCCCGCCATCACCGTCATCAGTTAATTCGGAGTCTGCATTGTCCATTCAGCTTGTCGTCAAGCATCCCTTCGCCAGCTACTCGATCGGCGATCACATTGTCGATCCCGCGCTCGTCGCACAGTTCGGCGCTTCGCATCCCGAATGCGTGGTGCGGAAGGCTCTTGAGGAGTCCGTGTCATCGCCCTCGTCGACCTCATCCCCCGCATCCCCGACCGTTCCGACCCTGAAGCCGATCGTCGCCTAATCGGCGGCGTTCCGCGCGACATCATCCAAGGAATCCAATTCATGAAACTCGATATGACCCGCCTTCAGGCGGCGCACGCCGCCCATACGGCGGCGACTCAGGAACTTCTCAACGCCAACGCCATCCACGCCGCCGCCGCGAAGGCCGCCGAATCCGAGCTTGCCGCCGCTCAGGGGGAAGTCGATATGCTCGCGAGCGAAGTCGCCAGTCAGGCCGCCGCCATCGCCGCCTTTAACCAAGCCAATCCGGCGCCGGCCGCCGCCTAACCAATCACCGTCGACCCCCATCAGAGCCGCCCCTGACCGGGCGGCTTTTTCACGCCGATTTCAGCCCGCTTCGCGCGGGCTTTTTCATTTGAAAGCCCCGCACACATGCCGATCGCACAAATCGGAAGCGTCAACGTCTCCGCGCTGAATGTTCCGCAAGCCCTCGTCCAGATCGTTCCGCCTCAGTTCCTTTTCAACGGCGTCGCCACCAATGTCTGCGGCCTCGTCGGGACCGCTTCATGGGGTCCGGTCAACCTCGCCACCCCGTTCGGCAATTACGCGCAGTATGCGTCGATCTTCGGGCCGACCATCAACCGCAATTATGACATGGGCGGCCACGTCATTTTGGCCAGCGCGCAGGGCGCGGGCTACTTCTCTGGCGTCCGCGTCACGGACGGGACCGATGTCGCCGCCGCCGCCGTCATCCCCGGCACCGGCGCCGCGCAGGCGGTTGGCACGATCACGTTCACCCTCAATCCGTCTGCCGCCGCGACGATCACGATCGACGGTACGGTCTGGACGTTCGTCACCGCCTACACTTCTGGCCCGCAAATCCTGATCGGTGCGACCCTTGGCGCGACCCTCGCGACCGCCGCCGCGCTTCTGAATGCTTCGTCCGATGTCAACACGAAGCTGATGACCTACTCGGCTTCGGCTACCGTTCTGACGTGTACCGCCGTCGTTTACGGGACCGCTGGCAACGCCTATACCCTGGCCGCTTCCGCCGCCACCGCGACTGCCACGCTCTCGGGTGGCGTCGCCGGCACGACCGGCGTCACCCTGACTGCCAAATACACCGGCTCGCTCGGCAACAGCGTCAAGGTCACGCTCGCCAAGGGGCAGGCGGCCAACAGCTACAAGGTCATCGTTTCCTGTCCGAATCTCCCGACTGAGATTTTCGACAGCATCGCCTCAAACCTGAACGGCCTCGCCGTTTGGACGGCGATCACGGCGGCGATCAACAACGGAACGTCCACCGTGCGCGGCCCGTCGAACATTCTCGTTGCGACGGTTGGCACCGCGACCACGGCGCCGATTCTCGGAAGCACGATGCTCACGGCTGGCACTGATGGCGTCACGACCATCACGACCGCGGTCATGATCGGCGTCGACTCCGTGCCGCGTAGCGGCATGTACGCTCTGCGCAATCAGGGCGTCGCGCAATTCGATCTCTGCGACTTGAGCGACATCACGTCGCTTTCGACGCAGATTGCGTTTGGCATTGACATCGGAGCCTACTGCATCTTCGCGACGCCGGCTTCCGACACCCTTGCCAACGCGCAGACGGAATTGTCCGGCTACGGCATCGACTCGTTCGTTGCGAAGGTGCTGTTCGGCGACTGGATCATCTGGAATGATACCGTCACCGGCACGCCGCAGCGCATGACTTCGCCGCAGGCCGCGTCGATTGGATTCTTCGGCAATGCGTCGCCGCAGCGCAACTCGCTCAACAAGCCGATTCAGGGCATCGTTGGGACGCAGTCGACCATCCTTGGAAAGACCTACAGCTACAGCGATTTCCAGACGCTTGCGCTCGCGCGCATGGACGTGATCACTCTCGACAAGACGATCTCGAACAACTTCGTCCACCGGCTCGGCATCAACACGTCGTCGAACCAAGTGATCATGGGCGACGAGTACACGCGCGTCATCTTCTTCCTCGCCAAGTCGATCCAGATCATCGGCGCGCAGTACATCGGCGCGAACATGACCGCGACCGAAATGCTTCAGGCGAAGGTGGCGCTTCAGCAGTTCCTTGCGCTCGCTCAGACGAACGGGATCATCTACACGATCGGCGGGACTCAGGCGTATCAGGTCGTCCTCGACAACTCGAACAACACGCAGGCGACCGCCGCGCTTGGTTATCAGTACGCCTACGTCAAGGTGATCATCGGACCGATCGTCCGCTACTTCATCATCAACCTCGAAGGCGGATCGAGCGTGACGATCTCTGCCACGCCGCCCGGCCAGTAAGCCCGGCTTCATCGACAACTCAACCCATAGCGGGGTCGCCTGACGGCGGCCCCGTTTTCATTTGGAGCCGCCAACTTGCCTGTCAACAATCTCTCGATTGGTCATGACGTTACGGTTACGATCTTCGATGTCGTCTCTCAGTCCATCGTCAGCTTTCCCGCCCGAACGGGTTTCAGCGCCGAGCCGATCACCAAGACGATCAACAGCGAACCGCTGAACGGGCCGCCGCTGTTTGCCGAAGCGCCGAACGGCTGGAAAGGCACGCTCGACTTCGATCGCACCGACCCGTCGATCGACATTTATTTCGCCAATTACGAGGCGACCTACTACGCCGGCGCCAATCCCGTCAGCGGCACGATCACGCAGACCATCCAAGAGAAGGACGGCAGCGTGACTCAGTTCGTGTTCGACGGTGTCGCGATGAAGCTCTCGCAGGCCGGCCAGTGGAAGGCCGCCGAGAAGGTCGCGATGCGCGTCGACTGGAATGCGTCGACTCGTCGGCGCGTCCTCTAATCCAACCCAGGAGTCATCGTGGCGAAAGTTGAAAACATTCAGTCGGGTCCGGCGATCGACGCGGTGACTCCAAGTCAGGCGATCGTCAACGACGCCAACCGAATCGAATACACGACCGATTCGTTGGGCCGCCGCCTCGGCGTCAAGCGCATGAGCGCTTCCCTGAAGCGTCGCGTGTTGAAGGCCCTGTCCGCGCCAAGCTGCGGAAAGGACGAGTTGCTGTTCATGGCGATGGTCGCCTGTAGCTGCGTCGAGATTGACGGTCAGCCCGTCCCGTTCCCGACAACGGAATTGCAGGTCGACGCCCTTATCGATCGGCTTGAGCAAGAAGGGCTCAGTGCGATCGGAATCGCGCTCGCCGACAAGTTCCCTGTGCCGAAGGAAGAAGACGTAAAAAACTCGTAAGGGATTCCGATCGGCGGGTTACGGCCTATCTCGTCAAGAACGGAATCCCTTTTGACGTAGCCGAATGCTGGCCAGATAGCGAGCGTGAGGCTTACTTCGTCATCTTCCGCGAGTTTGATGGCGAGCGATACGACTTCGATCTCGGGGCTTGGGTCAGCCCTACTTGAACAGGTTGATCGCAGAGCCGATCAGATAAAGCAGGGCGATGACCAACAAGATTTGCCCTGCCGAGCTTTTTGGCCATCGCATCTTGAAAATTGCCTTGTCCATCCTTCAACCATAGCGAGA